TTCCCTTTTAAAATATACAAGATTGGATTAAAAAATGCCTGAGTATAAAACACAAATTATTAAATTACAAAATGGAACTGATTTGATTGCCAATGTTACCTTACATGGTAATGAACAATACATTTTAGAAGAACCAATGGAATTTGGATTAGATTTTCGTGGCAGAGAATCTGGCTTAGTTATGAAACATTGGTTGCCAGTACAGTTACTTAAAAAGAACTCGATTGAAATCCATTCTAAAGATATTCTTTCTTTTATGGATCCTGAGGAAGAGTTCTGTGAATATTATATTAATACGGTATCAAAGATTAAAGAGTTGTTAAAAGCTAAACAACTAGTTTCTGAGATGGATGAAGATGAACTACAAGATATTATGAATCAATTTGAGGATATGAATTATCATGGAAATATATTACATTAATACTTTCAACCAAGGACATACTCGACTATACACACTTGTCAAGCGTATGTCAATAACATTATGTGGTAATTATGGCGACTAAGAAAAAAGAATATGTTAATAACGGAGACTTTCTCAAGGCTCTGATTGATTATAAAGAAGGTTGTAAGTTAGCAAAGAAGAACAAAACAGCACCTCCTGCTATTCCCAATTACATTGGTGAATGCTTTATGAAGATTGCTGAAGGTCTTTCACATAAGCCAAACTTCATAAACTATACCTATCGTGATGAAATGATTTCAGATGGCATTGAAAACTGTTTAATGTACTTTGAAAATTTTGATCCAGCAAAGTCTAAGAATCCATTTGCCTATTTTACCCAAATCATTTACTTTGCCTTTTTACGAAGAATCAGTAAAGAAAAGAAACAAACTTATGTCAAGTACAAAGCTACCGAACAGATGGGTATTTTAGATGAGTTTGAAATGATGGAACTTGAAGATGGTACCACAAGACAGTTTGAGTTATATGATAACATCTCCGAGTTTATTGGCAATTATGAAGAAACCAAAAAGGCAAAGAAAGCGGTAAAGAAGCCCAAAGGTATTGAAAAGTTCGTAGAGGAGTGATATAATGTATAAATTAACTTATACCCTTTCTAGTGGTGGTGTTAGATTCAAGGCGTTTGAAACGTTCCATGAAGCAATTGAATTTTCACGCAATTTAAAACCTATTGATTCAGTAATTGAAATTAAACATTATGACAACGTTGACAACAAAAAACAGGACCGAAACTAAAGTAGCAGTTATTACCGACCAACACTTTGGCGCCCGTAATGATTCTATTCAGTTTCTTGACTACTATGAGAAGTTTTATTCAGAAACATTCTTTCCTACTCTCAAGTCTGAGGGTATTACTACTCTGTTTATCCTTGGGGATACTTTTGACCGCCGTAAGTATGTAAACTTTTTTAGTTACAAACGTGCCAGAGAAATGTTCTTTGACAAACTGGTAGATATGGATATTCAAGTATTCATGTTGGCAGGTAATCATGATACCTATTTTAAAAATACCAACGAAGTAAATTCTGTTCGATTGCTGTTACAAGAATACCATAACATTACGGTATTTGATAAACCAACAACACTTACTATTGAAGGTATTGATATTCCTATTTGTATGATGCCTTGGATTTGTGCAGAAAACCATGACGAATCTATGCAGATATTGAAAAACACCAAAGCAAATATTGTTATGGGTCATTTTGAAATACCAGGATTCTTGATGCATCCAGGTATGCCATCACATGAAGGAGTAAATCGTGATGTATTTAAACGATTTGATATGGTTCTTAGTGGCCATTATCACCACCGTTCTTCTGATGGTAACATACATTATCTTGGGAATCCATATCAACTTACATGGCAGGATTACAATGATGTCCGTGGTTTTCATTTACTTGATTTGAAAACGCTCGATATGAAGTTTATTGAAAATCCTAATGTAATGTTCCATCGTATCTCTTATAATGATAAAGAAAATAGTATTACCGAAATTACCAGTCGTGATTTAAGCAAGTATGCCAACACCTATGTTAAGGTTGTGGTAATTCACAAAACTAATCCACATCTGTTTGACCGGTTCATGGAGAATCTATACAAGGTTAATCCAATCGATATTACCATTGTCGAGGACTTTAATGACTTGACAGAAGGTATAGAAGATGATATGATTGATGAAGCAGAAGATACTGTTACAATCATTAATAAGTTTGTGGATAATATCCACGATGAAAACATTGACAATGAAAAATTAAAAACAGTATTAAAAGAGTTATACATTGAAGCACTAAACCAAGAACAGGCATGATTATATTTGAGAAAGTCCGTTGGAAAAACTTCCTTTCAACTGGCGCAGCATTTACTGAAATCAACTTTCAAAAATCACCAAACACACTAATCATTGGTAACAATGGTGCGGGTAAATCCACCATTCTGGATGCCTTGTGTTTTGGTCTTTTTGGTAAACCATTTCGTAAAATCAATAAACCACAACTATTAAATTCTATCAATAATCAGGCAGCTGTTGTTGAGATTGAGTTTTCTATTGGCAAAAAGAAATATAAAGTCATTCGTGGTATCAAACCAAATACATTTGAAATCTATCAGAATGATGTATTACTAAATCAAGATGCGGCATCCAAAGATTACCAAGAACACCTAGAAAAGTTTATTCTTAGATTAAACTATAAATCATTTACTCAGGTCGTTATTCTTGGTTCGGCATCGTTTGTTCCTTTTATGCAATTGTCTCCGGCAGATAGACGAAACATCATTGAAGATTTACTTGACATTGGTATCTTCTCATCAATGAATGGTATGGTCAAAGAAAAGATGTCTGAAATTAAAGAGTCGACCACAAAGAACAAATATGAAATGCAAATAACAACTGAAAAGATTAACTTTCAGAAACAAAATATTGAAGAACATAAGAACCGTTCTGAAGCCGAAATTGAGAAAAAGAAAAAAGAAGTTAAGGAAAGTATAGACCAAAACTTTACCTTACAAAGAGACATTGATTTAATTCAAAAACATATTGATGTATTACAAAGCAAGATACAAGATAAACTTGCCGTAGAAAAGAAAAGTTCCAAATTATTACAGTTGGAATCTAAATTAGAATCTCGTTTAAAGAAATTAGATAAGGAGTATAAATTCTATGAAGAAAACCACGACTGCCCAACCTGCAAACAAAGTATTGCTGACACCTTCCGACATAGCCAGCTTAGTGGAATCGATAAAACAAAAGGAGAAATTGGAGTTGGAATCCAGGATATTGAAACAAAAATCCAAGAAGCGAACAACCGCATCGAAGAAATCCAAAAAATAGTCAAGCATATTCAAGAACACAATAATGAAATTGTCAAACACAATTCTACCATATCAGCAATCAACACTTACATTTCTAAACTCCAAAAAGAAATTGAAGATTTATCTACGCTTCGAGAGAGCATCGAAAGTGAGAATGATAAACTTAAAGAACTTAAATCAGAACTTGGTGCTTTGGTTAAAAAACAGGAAGAACTAGCCGAACAAAAACAGTATTATGAATTTGCTGGTTCTTTATTAAAAGATACTGGTATTAAAACCAAGATTATCAAACAATACTTGCCTATCATGAATAAATTGATTAACAAGTATTTGACTGCCATGGATTTCTTTGTGAACTTCAATATCAATGAACAGTTTGAAGAAACCATTAAGAGTAGACATCGTGATGAATTTTCTTATGCCAACTTTTCTGAAGGTGAGAAGATGCGTATTGATTTGGCATTATTGTTTACTTGGCGACAGATTGCTAAATTGAAGAACTCAACAAATACCAACTTGTTGATTCTGGATGAAGTATTTGATTCATCTTTAGATGGTGTTGGTACAGAAGAATTTTTGAAGTTGATACACGAAATGGGAACAGATACTAATGTATTTGTTATCTCACATAAAGGCGACCAATTGTTTGACAAGTTCAGGTCGATTATTAAATTTGAAAAGCATAATAATTTTTCAAGGATTGCAAAATAAGGGATTAAAACCCCGGTAGTAAACATTCGGTAAAACGAATGGGTAATTTAAAACACTAACCAACCTTAAAAAGGAGTATTAAAATGGAAACAATTGTTGCAATCAAAAATCACGGTAAATTTACCGAAGAACATAAACAAACTGTTGAATTGTTTTTAAGACGAGAAGCTTTTCCACAATTCTATACAAACGATGTTTTTAAATCATTAGAATATGATGGCGTTCATTTAATTGAAGAAAATTTAATTATTCGACAAGGCGAAGGAGCTTCACAATTAGTTAGGCATGAAGGTTTAAATCCAAAATATGAAGATATTAAAGCCGACATCAATGAAAATGGTTGGAGATTATATGAAAAACCATTATTTGTTAAACGTGAGCCCATTGGCGGAAAATTTAAGTTATTAGATGGTGTAACTAAAGATAAAATTTTAGCAGAAAAAAAATTCAAAAATCGCATTTGTGTTATTGTAAACATTGATGAAAAAGAAGAACGTGAATATGGAAATCGTTTAAATGCAGGAGAAGATAGTTCTCCTGCTGGTTTAATTAAAGAAGTTGATATCATTTCTTTAATTGAATACCAGATTAAAGAAGGAATCATTGAAAATGATGTTGACCAAATAAAAGAAGTTATTGACAAAGTTTGTGGTAAAGGTAAGTTTTCATCCAAACGGCGTTCAGACTTGGCTTTTCAAATTTGGCATCAACAAAATGCAATTATTAGTTCTAGTCTTTTACCCCGAGTTTGGGCTAACGGATCTGATGCGGAATCATGGTTAACAAGAACCAAATATATTGAAACCCCAACCGTTGTTTATTTGCCTTATGCGGCTTCATCTCCCATGAAAGCAGTTTTTGCTGCAGCTAAATTAGCTCAAGAAAAACCAGGTAAAGAAATTCGTGTTGTAATATTTGTAAGTAAATTAAAAGGATATGATTTAAAAAAATGTTACTTAGATGCTGTATTGAAATTTAAATCTGATTGGTATTACTACATGGCATTATTAGGTGAGACTTATTATAATGGTGCTCAAGTTAAAAATTCAAAAGTTATTTTATTTGGATGTATTCCTTCTAACATTGAGGATATTTGTGAAGATATGGATAAACTAATTGTTTTTGGTAAAAACGACCAAAAAATTAATAATAATTATTTGGTAGGACAAAATTTAAATACATTTTTTGATTTGGACGGAGAAGAAGATGAGTGAAATAATTAGTTTTAACACGGAAGAATTGGCACGAAATCCTAGCGTTGCTACACAAACAGTACCAACATTTAAATTGGTATCAGAAGAACATCCGATTCTTAAAGAAGTTATGCCTGAATTTGATTTTGGTAATCCACCTGTAAATCCAAATGAGTTTGCCTCATCTTTGGTTGAGACCTGTAAGTTACATAAAGGTTATGGTTTATCTGCCAATCAATGTGGATTTAAACATCGTGTTTTTGTAATGGGTTCAGGTGATAGTTATGTGGCACACTTTAATCCTAAACTTGTTAAGGAGTATGGCGAAGCACATATGGTAGAAGGTTGCCTTTCTTTCCCTTTCATGGGATTAAGAATTACCAGACCTTCTATGGTTGATGTAGAATACCAAGACTTTAATGGTGAAAAAAGAACGGCAACATATTCTGGCATATCTGCTCGTTGTTTCTTACATGAGCTTGACCATATGAATGGTATCGTGTATACTAGCCGTGCTAAACCTCTGGCATTGGAACAAGGTAAAAAGAAACGCAGTAAATTGATGAAAAGTTTAAGACTAAGATAATGGCAACACCTATTGAGTATGTAGAAGAACAATGGAAAAAGTGGTCAGAAGCAAACACCACCTTTGAACACATTGATGAAGAAGCGATGAAACGAGCCCTCATCGAGGACCTAACATATGCTTCTCAAATGGATGTCCGTGAATATACTTTATACCAAAAGTGGTGTGAAGTAAAAGAAAGATATCCTGTTGAAGAAATCTCTACATTGTTTGGTGAAGAATTACAGATGGTGGATCCTGAACAAAAGAAATTAGTTGATAAAGTCAAATCTAATTTTTGGATGCCACAAGAACCTGATGATTATGAAAAATTAAAACCAGTTATGGTATTATCAAATGGTCCTGATGCCGAGCGATGGAATGCCATTCGTACCTTTTCTTCTACAATGAAGAATAACTCTAACATTGGTCGTAATTTATTCTATGTTCTTACTGATGAAGTAACAGGTAAGTATCTTGGTGTTATCTGTATCTCCTCAGACTTCCTGGACTTGACTCCGAGAGATAATGCAATCGGATGGTCGAGAGATGTTAAGACACAGCAACACATGATTAATCATACTGCGATTGGATCCACCATCGTTCCGCTACAACCACTAGGTTATAATTACATGGGTGGTAAGTTATTGGCATTGATGTGTTTATCTGATACAGTTCAAGCAGATTGGAAACGACAATATGGAGACACTCTTGTTGGCGTTACTACAACGTCACTCTACGGAAAAACAAAAGCTGGAGGACTCTCTCAGTATGACGGCCTTGAACATTGGAATCCTATGGGTTTTTCTTCTGGTTCTGTGGCTTTCGAACCATCGAGAGCGACCAAGAGATTAGTATTTGATTGGATTAAAGAGAACCATACTCGTAAATATTTTGAGTGGTGGGAAGCAAAGAATCAACAA